CAACGGCATAATCAATCACAATTGCCGATGCGCGGTGGCATTTGTGATAGTCTAGCCACAGTGTTGCAAACGTGCTACAGTTAGCCAACACGCAATGAGGGCCGATAAATGCAGACCAAACACTCGCCCGCGCTTATCAAGGCAATGCCGGACTCAGACGGGACGTTTGAGGGGTATGCGTCGGTTTTCGGCGTGGTCGATCAAGGCCTGGACGTGGTTGCGCCGGGTGCTTTTCGCGCGTCGCTGAGCACGGGCCGCAAGGTCAAAATGCTGTGGCAGCACGACACTTCCAAGGTAATCGGCGTTTATGAGTCGATTGCCGAGGATGATTATGGGCTGAAGGTCAAGGGCCGCCTCCTTGCCGACGTCAAGCAAGGCGCAGAGGCGTTGATTCTCTTGCGCGCAGGAGCCATTGACTCAATGTCGATCGGCTATCGCGTGCGCGAGGCTGAAGCTGAATCGGACGGCCGAGTGCGCCGCCTCACGGCGATTGACCTCATGGAAATTTCGCTCGTCACGTTCCCGATGCTCCCTGACGCGCTAGTTACGGCGGTCAAGGGGATCGAGACTGAGCGGCAATTCGAACGGTTTCTGCGGGATGCAGGATACTCAAAAACACAAGCCACGGCGATCACATCGCTTGGCTTCAGAGGCTATCTCTCCCGGCGGGATGCTGCGGTGGATTATGGCAAGGCCGAGGACGCGGCTCGCGCCGACCTCGCAAACCTCCTTCAATCTCTCGGGAATGCATTCAAATGACTGATGAAATCAAGGGCGTGGCGGAAGCCATCAAGGCCATCCACACCGGGTTTGACGCCTACAAGAAGGCCAACGACGAGCGTCTTGCGCAGATCGAAGCCAAGGGCAGCGCCGACCCGCTGACCGAGGCGAAGCTCGCCAAGATGGAAGCCGCCATCACCGCCGCTCAGGCCGTTGCCGATGAGGCCGTGCTGGCGTCCAAGCGCGCCGCTCGTGTCGTGGTTGACGATCAGGGCAACCCCATCGACGTTGACGCGGCGCTTGAAGCAAAGGCCGCTTCGTGGCGTCGCCAGGCCGGGGGCTTTGTCGGCGAGACGCAGGCGCGTCAGATGACCGGCGAGGGCCTCAAGGCGTATGCGGGCCTCATCGAGAGCTACTTCCGAAAAGGCCCTGACAGTCTCGACCATGACGAGCGCAAGGCCCTGTCTGTCGGTGGCGACGCAACCGGCGGTTACACGGTCAACCCCGACATGAGCGGCGCAATCGTTACGAAGATCTTCGAAACCTCGCCGATGCGCGCCTACGCTGCGGTGCAGGTTATCAGCAAAGATGCTTTGGAAGGCCTCTTTGACCTCAACGAAGTTGGCTATGGGTGGGTCTCCGAAACCGCCGCGCGCCCAGTCACCAGCACGCCGAATTTCGGTGCGTGGCGCATTGCAGTGCACGAGATGTTTGCCAACCCCGACGCCACGCAGCAAATGTTGGACGACCCGGAAATCAACATTGAGCAGTGGCTTGCGGGCAAGGTGGCGGATCGCTTTGCGCGCGCTGAGGCGGAATCGTTTGTCACCGGCGATGGCGTCAGTCGCCCGCGTGGGTTCCTGACGTATCCGGCGGGGGCGACCAACCCCGGTCAGATTCCCGTGACCAACAGCGGTGTGAACGGCGGGCTTGCGGCGGCTCCGAACGGCGGCGACGTGTTGCTGACCGCGCTTTACAACCTCAAGGGCGCGTATCGCTCCAACGCCTCGTGGTTCACTAACCGCGCGACCACGGCGCTCCTGCGCAAAACAAAAGATTCGGATGGCGCTTACTTGTGGTCTCCGGGCATTGCGGCGGGCCAGCCTGCCACGTTGCTCGGCTATCCGGTCGCCTCGTTCGAGGATATGCCCGATCCGGCGACCGGCTCGCTTTCCATTGCGGTTGGCGACATGCGGTCGGCTTATCAGATCGTTGACCGCGTGGGCATTCGCACGCTGCGAGACCCGTTCTCCGCCAAGCCCTTTGTGCAGTTCTACAGCACCAAGCGGGTCGGCGGCGCGGTCATCAACTTCGAGGCGCTTCAGCTTATCAAGTTCGCGTCCTAACGACTTCTCCGGGGGCGGCAATCGCGCCGCCCTTGGGCCACGCAACCCCATATAAGGAGTCTCGCCATGCGCGACCTTATTTCTAACGTCCAGCGCGTTCACCTCGGCTCGTTGACCATGAGCGGCACCGGCACGCTCCTTTCCGGCTATGTTGACACGCTGGGGTTTGACGGGGCGACGATTGAGCTTGTCTGCAACGTCGTCACCGATGCGGGCGCTGCGGGCGGGTTCACGGCCACCCTGCAAGAGTCCGCCGATACTGCGGGCGCGTCGGCAACCACGGTTGCGGCGGGCGGAACCGTTGGCGGCGTCAACACCATTGCCGTCACCAGCGACGATGCGGACCACAGCATCGCGGGCGCAATCGGCTATCGCGGCGGCAAGCGGTATCTCGGCCTCACGATCACCGGCACCACCGGCAGTGACGCGGTTGTGACGGTCATGGCGACCCTCGGCAAGCCGCACCGCGCGCCGACCACCTACGTCGGCACCAAGGTCGCCCGCACCTGAGCTTTGACGTGGGGCGGCAGTCAACGGGATCGCCGCCCCATCCCTGAGCACAGGAGGCCACGCTATGCGCGCAAAGATTTTCCAGCCAGGCGGTTACGAGTGTATGCCCAACGGCTACGCCAAGCGGGCGTTTGCCGAGGGCGATATCGTTGACGGCTACGTCGCCGAATGGGCCGTTCTCGACGGCGCGGCATATGAGGTAAAGATCGACACCGCGCCCGAAACAATGTTGCACGTGCCGCAGCGCGGGAGGAAGCGTAAATGAGCCTCCGCCCTATCGCCCGGCATTATCAGCAAGAGGGCTATACGCTCGTCACCGGCCCGGCGGTTGAGCCTGTGACGGCTGATGACCTGCGCGCGCAGCTTAACGGCGTGAGCGATGTCGACGCCTACCTTGAGGGCTTGATCGCCGAGGCGCGCGAAGAGGTCGAATACGCATCGGGCCTCGCGCTTATCTCGCAGACGTGGCGGCTAACGATTGATTGCTGGCCCGGATACAAAGAGCAATGGTGGGACGGCGTGCGCGAGGGCCATCGTGGAAGCCTTAGCATGGGGATGGTCTACGGCGGGGCGCCATTCGTGACGCTGCGCCGTATGCCGCTGGCGTCTATCACATCGGTCACGGTTTACGGCGAGGATAGCGTGGCCACGGCGGTTGATGTGGCTGCGACGTTTAACGTCGATACCGCGCAAAAGCCGGGCCGTCTCGCGCTCAAGTCCGGCGCAGCTTGGCCGGTCGCATTACGCGCCGTCAACGCAATCGAGATCGTGCACGTCTCCGGCTATGGCGATGCGGCAAGCGATGTGCCCGGCCCGATCAAGCGCGCGGTGCGCCAGCTTGCGGCATACGCCTACGGGCATCGGGGCGACGGCTGCGACATGGGCAGCGCTTACCACGCAAGTGGCGCGGCTGAGATTGTCTCGCGTTATCGCAACGTGAGAATCTGATGGGCTTGTGTTGCGACTATTCCAGCGGCATCCTGCGCGAGGCGGTGACGTTTCAGCGCGAGACCGCAACGGCTGGCACGGCTGGCACGTTCACCAAGGCGTGGGCAACCGTCTCAGGCGCACCCACTCGCGCGCACGTGCGGGGCATGTCCGGGCGTGAGGAGCGCACCGGCGACCGCACCGACGCTGTGGCGAGGCTGCGCGTTGTCGTGCGGTATAGCGCTGCGCTGCGCGAGGGCGACAGGGTGCTTATCCGCACGCGCGCGCACAATATCACGCGGATTGATAACGTCGAGTTTCGCAATCAGTGGCTAGAGATTGACGCGGACGCGGGGGTGGCCACATGAGCGTTAGCGGGGCCGACGACCTTGAGCGGTGGCTTGGCGAATACGAGCGCAAGCTGCGTGCAAACGTGCGCCGCGAAATCACCAAGACCGCGCTAAAGGTCAATGCGAGGGTTAAGCGCGCCATTCTCCAAGGGCCTAAGACCGGCCGCGTGCATACCCGCGCGCCAGGCCAGAACCTCAGCCGCACGCATCAATCATCGGCAGCGGGCGAGGCCCCGGCAAACGACACCGGCACGCTTGCCTCGTCAATCTACTATTCTCGACCGTCACCTGATACCGCGCAGATCGGCAGCCGTCTTTACTACGCCTATGAATTGGAGTTCGGGCGTCAAGGGTTGCAGCCGCGCCCGTCTTGGCGACCCGCGACCGATGCAGAGCGCGGGCCGTTTGAGGACGCGATCCGCGAAGCCATGAGGAGGGCCGCCGAGTGATCCCTTTTGCAGTTCGCACCGCGTTTTATAACCTGCTCAACGTCACCGGCGTCACGTCGCAGCTATCGACGGCCTACGGCGTGACCGCGATATTTTGGGAGCAAGCGCCTCAGGTGTCGGACCCGTCAAGCGACGCGGGGTTTCCTTACATCACATGCCTGCAAGTTAGCGATCCCGGCTTTAGCACTAAGGACGCGGTTGGCACATCGGCCCTGATCCAAGTTGACGTGTGGTCACGATTGCAGACGGGCGAATGCGAGGCCGTGGCGCAGGCCTGCTTCACAGCGCTTGACCGAGCCGACATTGTGGCGACGTTGCCCGGCTTTATCCGGCTGGACTGCGAGGGCATGGCTTTCTCCCGCGACCCTGACGGGATTACGCGCCGCGCGCTCATGACGTTTCGGCTTGTGGCATTACCGTAAAACCTGTGGTATGATTGCAACAGGACATCCCATAGGAGGCCGAAATGGCAGCTTCAAGCGGGCGCACGGGCGTCAGAATTTCGTTGGGCGATGCCTCTTCGGCTGTCGTCATTGCTGGCGCGCGGGTGGATACGTTCACCGTGAACAACGAGCCAATTGACATTACGAACAAGGACTCGGCTGGCGTTCGCACCATGCTTGCTGATTTCGGCGTGCGGTCCATCGACCTCAGCGTCGAGGGCGTCATGGTCGGCGACACGTTGCTTACTGCGGCCACGGGCAGCGCGGCTGCGGTGCTGGACGAATACGTGATCGACTTCGCCAGCGGTGCAACGCTCGTTGCGAATTTCTTTATCACCTCGTTTGAGGTTGGCGGAGCGCACGACGGCGAAACCACGTTCTCCGCATCGTTTCAGTCGAGCGGCCCGTTCACCTTCACGGCAGCCTGATGGGTGGCGTGTTTCGTGAAATCGTGATGCAGTGGGACGGCGTTGATATTATTGTCACGCCGTCTAATAAGCTGCTTCGCCGCATCGAGGCGCAAGGCGTGTCGCCGATGATGGTGTTGCACTCGTTCTCCACCTCAGCGCCGAACATGAGTGGCCTTGCGTTTGTGGCTGCCGAATTACTTAAAGCAGGCGGCGCGGCGTGCGATGAGGACGACGTGTATTGCGCGATGATAACCAACCGAGCGCACATGGAAAGCTACGTCAAGGCGCTTGGCGAGGCCGTTAGCCCGAGCGTGGCAGACGCAAAAAATCCCGAGGCCCCGGCGGTGAAGGCGAAGCCGAAGGCAGCGGCGAAGGCGCGCCGACCGAGGGCATAAACTGGGATGCGATGTATCTCATAGCACGCGAATGGGGAATTGCACCGGATCAGTTTTGGAGCATGACCTTTTCGGAGTGGCTTTGCGAATACGAATGGAAGCGGCCACGCCAAGAGGGTGACTACGCGGGCAAGCTGACCCGAGGCGCGATTGAAGAGATAAGGGCGGGCTTAGATGGTTGGGATTCCTGACATCCTCGTAAACATCGGGGCGAACATTGGGCCGCTAAGCGAGAGCTTGAAGAAAGCGGGAGTTGCGGTCGCCGCGTTCGGGGCAACGGTCGGCGCGTTTGCAATTCAAAGCGCGGCGGCGGCTGTTGAGATGCAGGACCTCGCCAACGCGGCGGGCGCGAGCTTGCGCGAGTTTCAGCGCGCCGCCGCTGGCGCTCGGTCTCTTGGCATTGAAAACGAAAAGCTGTCGGACATTTTCCGAGACGTCAACGACAAGATCGGCGATTTCACAGCGACCGGCGGCGGCGAGCTTAAAGACTTTTTTGAGAAAATCGCGCCGCAGGTTGGGGTTACGGCGGATCAATTCAAGAACCTTTCAGGCCCGCAATCGTTGCAGCTATTCGTTAGCACGCTCGAAAAGGCCAACGTGTCATCTAAGGAAATGACGTTTTATCTTGAGGCTATTGCTTCGGATGCGTCGCTTCTAACGCCACTCCTAAAGAACAACGGCGCGGAGTTTGCGCGCCTAGGGGATCAGGTTGAGCGCTACGGCCTTGCGAGCGAAGACACAGCAGCAAGCGGGCGCGAATTTCGTGCGGCCATGGCGCAGCTTGGCAGTGCGGTCGCGGCTGTTGGCGTGGCCTTGGTGGATAGCGGAATGATTGACGCGATGGCGGCGTTTATCAAGCACGTTGCGGATTTCATCGGCTTAACCGCTGCGCCATTTGTGGCCGACCTAGCGTTTGCAATGTTCGGGGTTTCGCGCGCGGCGGATGACGTGGTGCGCGCGATGGGCGATGAAATTCGCCAGACAACGGAACTGAACAAGGCGCTGAACGGCGGCATCACCATGTCAGTTGAGGCGGCGCGTCAGAAGCTTCTTGAGGCGCGCTCTCGCCTCAAGAACGTGCAGGCGATGATTGCAGAGCAAAAGACTATCGCGCTTTCTGGCGAGTCTTTTGCGTCTCTAACAAAACAGATTAAGGATTCGCAAAGTGCCGAGGCTGTGCTGCGCGGCGGACGTGAGGGATCGTCAAGACTATTATCATCGGGCTATGAGGCGCAGTCGCAGCTTACCGCCGACCTGCTTAATAAGCGCCAGGCCCTTTTGGACACCGACACGCGCCTTGCTGAGCAGCAATTGGTTGCGGCGGATAGCGTTAAGATATTGACCGAGGCGCTTGCGGCGCAGCGTGACGGCATGGTCACGACAGGCGGCGGCACGGGCATCACGCCGACCGACCCGGCGACAGGCGGGGAAGACCCTGAAATCGGCGGGACGTTCTCAACCACGAACGCAAATACGAACGCAAATACGAACGCAACTAAAACGCCGGAGCAGATCGCCGAGGACATGGCGATGCGCCTTGAGGCGTTGCGCGCGGGCTGGCAGACCGAATCAGAGGCAACGGCGGAATGGTATGCCCAGAGCCAGCAAACGCTTGCAGAAGCGTTGGCAGCCGAGTTCCTGACGACAGCCGACCACAAGGCCGCGCTTCAACGCCTTGAGCAAGAACACGCCAGCCGCGTTGCGGCGATTGAGGAGCGCAAGAATCAGCAAACGCAGCGCTCTCAAGATGCGGCGTATGCCTCGGTCAAGGGCGGGTTAATGGCATTGTTTGGCGAGACGAAGGCGGTTCGCGTTGCCATGGCGATTGCCGACACCTTCGCGGGCGCTAACCGCGCCTTGTCAGAGCATCCGGCTCCATACTCCTACGCAATCGCGGCGGGAATTATCGCAACCGGCTTCGCCAACGTCAAAAGCATCATGTCGGCAAGGCCCGGCGGAGGCGGCGCGTCGGCAGGCGGTGGCGCGGGCGCGGCGGCTGGCGCTGCGGCTGCGGCCAAGGAGCCGGACCGCACGCAAACCTTCAGCTTCAACATCCAGAACGATTCCATGGGGTTCGGCGAATCGTTTGCCCGCCAGATGGTGGAGCAGCTTAACAACGCGCAGCGCAACGGCGGGACAATTCGCGGGGTTATCGCATGACGCTCTCAACCACGGGCTACACCCTCGGCAGCAACGAGCCGCTGAACAACGCGCGCATCCTCTACAGCACCGTCACCGGCGCGGTCACGGGCAGCGGAGCGACGCCCGAGCTTGCGGCAAACGACTACACTTTCCAACGGTGGGTTCCCGGCACTGGCGCGGTTTCGTGGCTCTTGACGCTTGGCGCGGCGGCGAACATCGACACGGTGTTTATCGCGGCACATTCCCTCAGCGGTAAGGCGGTTGTGATCGCCACAAGCCCTGACCTTGCGGCGGGCTTTACAGACCGCGCGACAATCTCGCCAGCGGACAACGGCACGATTGCGGCCATGATCTCCGACGGATCGGGCAACGCGATTTCGACGCGCCGCCTGCGCATTTCGGTCGATGATGGTGATGATGTTACGGTTGGCATTATCCGCGCGGGCGTGGCGCTGCAACTGACGCAGGCATTTTACGCGGGGCATACGCCAACAAGCATTAATCGCGTGACACAGGCTAAGCAGCAATTCAGCGAGACCGGGCAATGGCTTGGGCGGCAGCTTATGCGCCAAGCGGTGACAGGCTCCTACTCGTGGGAGCATCTGCGCATCGACTGGTATCGGACCTATTTCGAACCGTTCGCAAAGACGCTACCGCTCTATCCGTTCGGGATTATCGGCAACCCAGCGCGGTTTTCGGATGACGTGGCGTGGTGCTGGACCGACAGCGACGTTGCGCCGGAGACCATGGGAGTCAACGATTATGTAAGCGTGTCGCTTGCGGTTACGGGCGTGTTCTGATGGCGTTCGCAACGCAGCCCATCCAAGTTATAGAGATTGTGCAGCCGCTTTGCAGCCGCGTGTTTGGCACGTCTCCGTGCGATGCGACGGGCGATAAATGCTGGAACACCGACGCAACGTGCAAGTTTCGCTCGGCTTTAAACCTCACGGCGTCGCTTGCGCTGCGGTTCGTGCCGATGGGGTCTTACGAGTGGCGCACTGAGGCGGGCGCCTTTCAGCCCGCGACGGCTATACCGACGCTGATGGGGTATCAAACCGCGCCGACCGTGCTCAACGTCGCCAGCGGGTCGCGCAACAAAGGCCCGCTTGGGCTGCGTGCGGTGTGCAGCGTCAAGCTTAAGGACTCGCCGAGCAACGACGTCGAGACCGACCCCTACGTCGCGGATCGCAGCTATGACCCGGCAACGCAAGGCTCGTTTTGGTCAAAATGGCTTTCGCGCAATCCGTTTCATGTCGGGTATGTTTTGCGCATCTACGAGGGCAACCTTGGCGATACGCTGGCCGAAATGATTAAGCGAGAATACCTCATCGAGAAGATCGACGCAGGACGCGACGGCGTGAGCATCACCGCAAAGGATGCGCTGCGCAAAGTCACAGATACCGGCATCACCGCGCCGCTGCTGTCGCCGGGTGCGCTTGCCTCGGACATTGACGCCAGCGTGACAACGCTTGACGTGGCGGGCGCCGTTGTCGCCGATTATCCCGCGACGGGATGGGTGAGAATCGGGTCGGAGCTTATCCAATACACTGGCCGGTCGCTGGTTGATAGCAACGTGCGGATCACCGGGCTAACCCGTGCGGCGTTAAACACTGAGGCCGCAAGCCACAAGCAGAACGGTCGCGTGCAGACGGTGGTGGCGTATGTTGCCGAGCCGTTTAGCGATATCCTCTATGACCTCCTAGTGACGCGCGGCGGCATTGATGCGGCCTACGTTGACGCGAGTGAGTGGGACGCAGAATACACGCTGTGGCGAAGCGCTTATCAATTTACCGCTTACATCACCGAGCCAACCAAGATCGACGACCTAGCGGGCGAAGTTTGCCTGCAAGCGATGGCCAATGTCTGGTGGGATGAACGCGTTCAAAAGATCATCCTCAAGGCTCAGCGCCCGGACTTCGCACCTTCGACGCTAACCGACGAGGGGCACATCCTGGCCGGGTCGTTTGCCATCAAGGAAAAGCCGGAGGAACGCGCCTCGCAGGTGTTTGTCTATTACGGCCTGCGCAGTCCCATCGCCAGCATCACCGACAAGGGGAGCTACGAGCGGGCGCAGGTTGCTATCGACGTTGACAAGCAGGCGCAATATGGCGGCGAGCCTGCAATCCGCGAATTGTTTTGCAGGTTCATTCAGACCGACGCCATCGCGGCATCAACCGCATCGACATATTTGCAACGGTTTAAGGACGTGCGGCGTGAGGCGACGATGGAGCTTAGCGCACCGCAGGCCGGAACCTACTGGACGGGCGACTCTGTAAATGTTGAGCATTTCCTTGACGTTAAGTTTGACGGCTCAAAGCGGGCAGGGAATTGGCTGATTACATCGGCGCATTCCAGCGCGCCCGGCAGCCGCTACGCCTACACGATGGAGGACAACGGGTCTATCGGCGTGCTATGGTTGTGGCAAGAAAGCGACATAACGCCGTTTGTTGATGCAACTGAGCAACAGAAGCGCGAGATTGGCTACTGGCTAGACGACGACGGCAATGACGGCAACGGCGTTCCGCGTCCCTTTCGGTGGCTATAATGCGCGCAGGAGATAAGCCAAAATGACGACATGGACAGATTTATCAGCCGGAGCGGTTGGCGTCGGCGGCATCCCGAGCGGATCAACGGTGACGGCGCTGCGCGATAACCCCGTGGCGATGGCCGAGGGGTCAAGCGGTGCGCCTCGCATTGTCGGCGCGTCAATTCATGCGACCACGGCGGCAGATACGTTTGTGCTATACCGCGCGGGCGTTAATGCCGCCTACAGTCTTATAACTTTAACCGTTCAGCAAAGTAACAACGAAGGTAACAGCTCCGTAGCAAACGTAATAGGCTCCGAGTTTACAGCCCTTGTTGATTGCGAGATTAGGCTTAAATTTAACGTTAGCCTTTCTGGATCCGGAAGCTCAACGGTTAAGGTTCATAAGGAAGGTGTTGATCTTACAACATTCACAACTGCCGGAGATAAGTCGTATAGCGTTAGCCTATCCGCTGGCGAGACTGTCGGGCTTACTTGCTCTAG